TTTTTATAAAGGTATCCAATGCCACTTAAAAAAGGTAAGAGTAAGGCGGTTATCTCGTCGAATATCGTCGAAGAAATAAAAACAGGTAAACCGCAAAAGCAAGCTGTAGCTATCGCGCTAAAAAGCGCAGGGAAATCCAAAAAAGGGAAGAAAAATGAACTCAAATATTCAAAAACATATTAAGCGGCCCGACTCGATGAAAATGAAATCTGCGACGATGGTTTATAAATGCCCAGGCCAACACAAAAAACGAGGCACCTCGTTTGATTATAAGGCCGTCGAGAAATCAGATATTGAAGCCGTATTGAAAACAGGATGGTTTGAATCGTCCGACGCGGCAAAGGCGGCATATGACGTAAAGAAGGCATCTGAGGCCGTCAAGGTCGAGGAAAAACAAGCGTCCTCCCCGATTGTATCGGTGAAGCGTTAATATGGGCTGGACAAAGCGAGAGCTAATTCAGCAAGCATTTGATGCCGTTGGGTTATCGTCCTATGTTTTCAATTTGACAGCGGACCAATATCAATCGGCTCACCGAATGCTAAATACCTTGATGGCGTTATGGAACGCAAGAGGCATCCGAATAAGTTATTTGATGCCAAGTACAGCAGACGGGGGAGACCTAGACGACCAATCAGGAATCCCCGACGCGGCATATATGGCAACCATAACTAATTTAGGGATGATGGTTGCGGGGCCTTTCGGGAAAACAGTTCCATTGGAAACTAAGATTATGGCGAAGCAGTCGTATGATACGCTTCTTTCGTGGTCTATGGGTTCTCCGAGGGAATTGAGACCGTATGCGATGCCGTCAGGCGCGGGAAGTAAAGATATCAATGCACCGTTTCTTGAAGTTGAAGATGATAATCTATTGGAGTTTTTACCATGATTAGCGGACTCACACGAGTGACGACAATTTCAGGTGGCGATTCGATACCGTTGGGTGTTTCGAGTCAGGGGGATGATAGGGCAACATCTGTGACGGATTTGCTCGCGTATATGCAGGCGAATATCGTTGTTCCATCGGGCTTCCCTGAATATACAACACAATATGCGTCCCCTCCTTTGACGGGGTTTAATATTGCCGTATCAAATGTAGCGCCAGGGGCAAATATTTTTCTGATTATCCGACCAGGTGCGCCAGGGTTTAACGGAATAATTACATACCCTCCGATTTTAAGTCTCGTCGATAAACAAGAGATAATGGTGTATTGTCAAAGTCAAATAGTTGTTTTGACAACGGCTCCAAATGGCGCATTTGAGTCAACGCCACCAACGGCAATTCCAGTAGGCGGCGGCTTTTTTCGTGTCAGATATGATTTAGTTTCAACAACATGGTATCGCGTAGGATAACGAGGAAACAGCATGTCTCATACTCAATGTATTTTACCAGGTGGTTATGCCGACGTGGTTACTGAGCCAGGGGATTATTTCGCAATCGCGCATTCGGGGCCAGGGTCGGTTCAGATTTATGAACTATTAGGAGAATTTCATAACGGCGGACGACTATCAAAGGTGTTTTCGGGACCATTTGGAACCGCCCAATTGATTTTCAAAAACGGGTCCATATGGACACAATCGCAAAGCCAACACAAAGGCCGCATTGAATCGCTAAAAGGCGCGACGATTCAGTACATCATTAGTCAGGATGTGACGGATTTATATTTTCATAGTTATACGGGTTATCGACGGTGTTTTCTAGCTCCGATTAGCGTTGTGGCTGCGGCTGCGACGTTCACAGGGCTTACCCAGTCTAGAAATGGGGTAAATACCCTGATTACAAGCGCGGCAACGCATGGATTAACGACCATGGGTGCTGTCGGTTATAGCGTTTATGTCACATGGTCAGGAGCGGGTCACACGGGAATTGATGGCATTTATGACATCGTTTCTTTAGATGCAGATACCCCCGCAGGCGTCGCGATGACGATTGAATATCCGTTTGATAATGATAGCGGGACTCCTTACGTGTATGTGGTTGGCGATGCTATTCCATTCTGTACGCATACAATTCCAGGCGGCTCATTGGGGCCAAATGGGTCACTGACAATCGAGGCCACATTGTCATGTACGAACAGCGCAAACGCGAAAGCATTGACGATTGGTTATGGAACAACGCCATTTATTACGACGCCAGCACTTGCGAATGTGGCAAGCATGGGAATCCATAAAACGATTTACAATCGAGGTGGCCGAAACATGGCGTCAAGTGGTCTTGCAATCATTGGGCATGGTGTATCTGCAAATGCGCTTATTACGTTAAACGAGGACACGGACTATGACAATGATTTGTATGCGACGATAACATTTGCTACGGCTAATGAGTTGGTTCAACTAAATGGTTGTTTAGTGAGATGTATTTTTTAAATTAAAACCTTCATAGGAGATTTATTATGTCTAGTTTTGTTTTTCCGTTTGGCATTAAAGATATCGACGTTGCAGCGGGTGAGCTTGTAGCCATTGGTTCAAAAGGCGCGGGACGTCCGACGTTGATTTATTACGGGTCAACCAACGTCAATACACCTCGTCAGTTCTATCAGGTGGCAACGCTTGACGGAAAATCGACGACGTTAGAAAACTTTGCCGTGAATACCGTCGTTCGTATCGAGAGCAAGGGCCAAGAGGTTGAGTATGATGTAGGCGCGTACCCTAGAATCGTTCAAGATGCCTTTCAGATTGGCGGGGGAGTGGGTTCAGTGAACGTGATTGTTCCGGCGGCTACGTTTGTAACATTGACGCAATCAACAGCAGGGGCGGGACTTAATACGCGCTTGACCAATGCGGGGCAAATTGGAACAACGTCGGCGGTGTCCGTGGGTAAATCGCTTTATGTTACATGGGGAGGAACGGGAGTTGATGGTTTTTATGTGATAGCGGGTCAAGACACAAATACGACAGGGCTTTACATTGATATCGTTTATCCGTATGTGTTAGCACATGGAACTCCTGTCGTTGCCGTCGCAGGTGATACGGTAACACTTGCCGCTGCTAATATCGAAGCGAACACTCTTGGTATTGGCGGGTCATTTAAATTCGACGCTCTTTTCACGCATACGAACAGTGCAACGAATAAATCATTGATTGCATCTTACGGCGGAACGAACTTCTTAGCGTTCAATGCAATCAATAAATTATCGACGCGCGTCGAGAAAGAATTGTTTGCTCGAGCTCAAACGACACTGATGAGTGATTGGGCATCCACAGAGCGGTATGGTTCGTTTGTTGGCGCGAATGTGACATTGACTGAGGATATTACTGTTGACCAATGGTTACTCATTCAATGTATGCTCTCGACGGCTGACACCTATTGTACCCTCGAAGGATGGCGAATCACTGCAAAATACTAGCACTAAAATATTCTCGCCTCCTCGATAATTGCCAATTGTGATTATCGAAGGGGGTTTCTATGAGGTTACAACGATGGCCGCACAAACCCCCTTTTCCCCGCAGGCGGGAAGCAATCAGGTTCTAACCGCTGGAGCGGTTGCATTATTTACGACACTCCATCCAGTAGCAAAAAGCGTTCGCGTGGTAAATTCTGGGGCAAACATTGGATACGTGAGAATCGGTGAAAATGTTACCTCAGCGACGACAGCAGACGTCCCCGTCAGAGCATTATCCGAGGTTATTTTAAACAAGGGCGATGGCGAAAATTCGCTTGCTTATATTTCAGCCCTCGGAACGACGCTTCAGGTTCAAACGGGCGAGGGGGGCGTGTAATGGCCGCTCACTCTCCATTCTCCCCAAATCGAGGACAAAATCAGATTGTCATTGCGTCTACTATCTCTGACTATGTCAACGTCCATCCAAAATCAAAGAGCATTCGGTGTGTGACAGGTCCGACGACGGCTCCTTTGTTGCCAGCGGCTACATTTGCAAGAAATTATGTTGCCTATGGTGACACCGATGCGGCAGGCGTTCGAACGCTTAATTCGACGGCGGTGAATATTGCAAGAACCTCCTCGAGACTTGACGCAGGGGGAACCTTGCGAACAGGTTACCAAGGAGAGCTTGTCGGCGCTAATGCAATGACGCTTAGCGAGGATTTGCACACGTGGCCGACAAAAAACGATGTGACGACGGCGGACAATATCTATGTGGCTCCAAATGGATTGCAAACGGCGGATAGAATCACCGTCGATGCAACGACGGCGCTTCATCGAATTAGAAACGTGGTCACCTATTTAACGGGGAATATTTGCAATAGTTTATTTGCGAAAGCTATTACTGGGCGATGGGTTGCCATGCGCGAGAACAGTGTTGGAAGTGACTATGCATGGTTTGATTTGCTAAATGGCGTCGTTGGAACAGTGAACCCTCTTATTACAAGCACGGGGATAGAACCCTGGGGAAATGGGTGGTTTCGCATTTGGGCGAACGAAACACATGGCGGTGGCGGAGGGGCTTTATATATTTTTTGTGCTCCATCAAACGGTGTAACATCGTATCTTGGGGCTGGAGAAACCTATTCTTTTTGGGGCGTTCAAACAGAACTAGGCGATAGACCCTCGTCTTATATTCCGACAGCGGGTGCAGCTCCTTTAACGCGCCTTGCAGACCAAAAATATTGGACCGGGCTCACGACGCTAGGGACTGCATCGAATCGTCATGGGCGGCTTGAATTTTCGTTCCTTCTACCCGATTACAATGTTCTGACGGCGTTTGACTTGATTCGCGTCAACGTGGGCGGACTTGCGACGGACCAGCTTAAAATTGGTGTGACAACCGCTGATTTTATCGTGGCTACGGAGACTGCAAGCGGTCAAACGGGTTGCACCATAACGGGAAATACGGATGTTGCAAACAACGTCCTTCATGCCGTCATCCTCGAATGGGAGAATAACAAAGTCACGTTGACTCTTGACGGCGTTGTCGTTGGAACAAGCGTCGTATGTGGCCTCATGCCCTCAGGAATCGACCGTGTTTATATTGATGGTAATATGGGGCTTATCGTCGGAGATATCGAACTAGAACAGAATGGCGGCATTTGCCATGTGAGAATCGGTGAAGGGCCACAAGTGGCAACCACTGCCGATACACCGCTTCTTACAAACTCTGAATTGATTCTCACGAAGCAAGAAGACCATAACACGGTTGCCTATATGACAGAGGCGGGCGTCGTCGAGCTTCATATTCAACCAGGTGAAGGGGGCATGTAGTGCAAATCCCTATCCTAAACGGGATTTATACGGACTTGGGGCCGGACTTTCGAGTCAGTTACCCTCGAAACATGGTCCCCGTACCGACGATGCAATCGTTGTCTCAAGGATACTTGCGACCTGCTGACGGGATTATTCGTTTAGGTGCTCAAACGGGTTCAGGCGTCGATTTTGGCGGTGTCAATTACCGTGACCGATATTACCGCGTCATGGGAACGGACCTATTTCGAATCGACGCACTTGGTAACATGACGAACCTAGGCAGCGTAAATGCCAATCAGCAAGTAACCTTCGCGACCTCGTTTGATTATCTCGCCGTTGCGTCAAACGGCGGGCTTTACTATTTCGACGAGACGGCGGGAACCATCACGCAGGTTCTTGACCCGAATTTAGGAGCCGTTCTCGATGTGGTTTGGGTCGATGGCTATTTCATGACGACGGACGGTGAATACATCGTCGTTACGGAACTAAATAACCCGTTGACGGTGAACCCGTTGAAGTATGGCTCATCGGAAATCGACCCCGACCCGATTGTTTCATTGAAAAAGATTCGTAACGAAGTTTATGTTATTAATCGGTACACCATCGAGATTTTTAATAACATTGGCGGTGTTGGATTCCCGTTTCAGCGTGTCGAGGGGGCTCAAATTCAAAAAGGGGCTCTCGGGAAAAATTGCACCTGTATTTTTAACGAAACACTCGCATTTATCGGGAGTGGGCACAATGAGGCACCTGGAATCTATTTAGGCGTTCACGGACAAGTAACGAAATTATCGACGCACGAAGTAGACCTTGTATTGTCGACGCTGACAGAAATTGAACTATCGACGTGCATACTAGAATCAAGAACAGAAAAAGGCGTCCAGTGGCTCTATATTCACCTGCCAGATAGAACCCTTGTCTACGACCTAACATCGTCGCAGGCGGTTAATTTTCCCGTGTGGTTTATTTTATCGTCGTCTCAGGTGGGCGTGGGTCAATATGTGGCTCAAAATCTTGTGTGGGTTTATAATAAATGGATGTGTGGGCACCCGACAAGTAACATTCACGGCTATCTGACGAATCAGATATCGAGTCACTACGGCGATTTGAACGAATGGGAAATTAATTCACAGATTGTTTACGGCGAGGGTAAGCGCGGCGTGTTTCATGAGATTGAACTGGTCGCATTGCCTGGGCGTGTTGCATTAGGCATAAACCCTGTTATTTTCACGTCCTATTCTCTCGACGGTATTTCATGGAGCGTCGAAGTTCCCTGTTCAATGGGAACAACGGGCTCTACATTTAAGAAAATAGCCTGGCTTCAATGCGGCCCTATGTGGAATTGGAGAACGCAGAAATTCAGGGGAAATAGCTTGGCGCACATGGCAATTGCGCGATTAGAGGCGAGAATTGAGGCCACGAATGGCTAACACGCGAATCACACGGGAACAGCTAAAGTCATTTTGCAAAGACGATGAGATGATTCGAGCATTCGAGGAATTATTTTCTCAAATGCAATACGTATTCGATATGGTGTCAACCATGCCACCTAGCGTCGTTACTGAGAGCTTAGGAGCTGCCGCACTAGCAAAGTCAAGCGTTACCTTAACAAATGGCGCTGGAGCGTTCGCAGGGACGTTAAACAATGCCCCCGCAGCGACAGACCCCGTGAAGTGGATACCTATTAATGACAACGGCACTACGCGATGGGTGCCAACATGGTAACGGCTAAGAACATCATACCGTCGAAATTTGCTGAAAAAGCGATTACGACGCAGTACACAGTTCCTTCTAAAATGATGACAGTCATTGATAAATTCACTGTAACGCTTGTGATTGCAGGTCCGGTGACGCTCCAAATATGGCTTGTTTCATCGGGCGGCGCTGCGGCAACATCGAATTTGATTGTCAATCGTAATTTAGTGACGGGTGAATGTTATCAATGCTCTGAATTGGTAGGGCATGTCCTCGGAGCTAGTGGATTCATTGTGACAAATGCAGGGGCTTTAAATGCGCTTGTGATTCGAGCGTCAGGAAGGGAGATTACATAATGGATTGGTGGCGATTATTAAAAGGCATTGGAACGGGCGGATTGACGGAGTTGCCTGGGATCGTCGGAGAAGTAACAGGCTCCAACGCTCAAGTTGAAGCGGCTAAAAAAGCAGCCATAACGCAACAAGACGCGGCGAATACGTCTATATTGGAGAACCAGCGACAATACAACGAATCTATGGGCTTCTCACGTGAACAGCTTGCGAACAT